TTTGGAAATATATATTAAGAACAAAAGTCTGGGACACAAAGAAATATCAAAAACAAAGAACTGCTAGAATGATGCAAGTCATGTTTGATGCAACAGAAGTTACAGGTAAAATAGACAACAAAAGTGTGAGATATTTTACACTACCCACAATAAAATTAGATAAACCAAACACAAGAAAAGATAAAATGAAAGAGGTGCCGTTTGCATAGAATAATTATTCCTGGACCACCGGGCACCGGTAAAACACATACTCTAATGAAATATTTAAAAAAAGAGTTAGATCAAGGAACTGAGCCAGATAAAATTGCATACATATCTTTTACTAACACCGCAGCGCAAGTAGCAAAGAAAAGAGTTAACAACGATAAGATATACGCTAGCACTATGCATTCTATGGGCACAAGAGAGTGTGGTATTAATACAAAGACACAATTATTAAATGGTGATAAGTGGAAAAATTTTAAAAACTTTTCTCCGTACTGTAAAGATATGTCTTTTGAATCAAGAATAAATATTAACGGACATGTTGAACATCAAAACCCACACATGCGTATTATAGAATTAGCTAGAAATAAAAAATTAAGTATTGAAGAGGCAGCTATAGAAACACAGCTGCATTATACAACTGACATTTGGTTAACAGAACAAATCAATCAAGATCTAATTGCATACAAACAAGGCACAGGTATGGTTGAGTTTTCTGATATGATTTCCAAGTTTGTCGAGGAAGACTGTTGTCCACCACTACAATGTGTTTTCCTCGATGAAGCCCAAGATCT